TATATTTGGAACACCATCTGATCTATCACCTTTAATAATCTGTTCTCTTAAAAATACAACTGGATCAGCACTCTCACCTATAAAACTTTTTAACAGTGGACTAAATTGATATACATTACCATAATGTTGTAATTGTATGAAGTCTTTATCACCAGAAATAATTAAATACAAATCTTCTGTTTGCTCAGCCACAAGTGTAGCAATTATATCATCTGCCTCTGTCTTATCTACGTGTAATACTTTATAAGGTAGTTTGTTTATAAATTCTTCTCTTATCTCACTCATAATACCAAATAAACCATTCCAATCAATTTGGCTTTCTACTCTACCCTTACGTCTTTGGTGTTTATAGTTTGGAAATATATCTCTACGCCAAGGATCAGCAGCATCAGCACACATTATCATTTCACCATATTCGTCTTTAAATTTAACATTGAAAGCTCTAATTGTGTTTAATATACTATGTCTGACAGCATCTTTACTTGGTAGTTCGGATAGATCGCCTCTACTCTGTGCCATCAAATTAGAAATCATTACTTGGTTTAAATCAACTAATATCATTATTGCAATACTCCAATATCATCTGACATATTAGCCCAATCTCTACATATGTCCATAACTCTTTTTCTAAATTTAAAGTTGATAAACTTATCATCAATTAATGTCTCAAATAATTTATCAACACCAGCACCTAGTTGTAGATTGATATGTTTTTTAAATTTAAATTTTTTAAATTCTTCAAACGCATTTACAACGTGATGTTTTTGAAATGGTTTGTTTAGTTCTTCCCACGTTTTATTATAAAAGAAATCTTTTACTGTCATTGATAGGTAAGGTGTAATTAATTGTTTCTTATTATTTCTAGCAATCAACTCGTGCCATAGATAACCAGCTTGATTGTTTATATCAAAGTAGTTATTTCTAAACTCATCAAATTTTTCTTTTGATTTACCTGGGCCATAATGTAACATAGCCTTTTTAGATATACCATAATAACCATCTGCTGCCCAACCAGATAATACAGCAGTCTCTTGTATTTCTGGATACACATATAGAAATGGAAAACAACATTCAAAATGTGTTTTCTTTTTACATCTTACTTCTTTTACTAATCTTTGAAAATCGTTTTTTAAATTGTGTGTAGGTACTTCTATGACATGAATACCCCAACCCATTAGTTTTGCCACTTCAGCGGCCTTCATAGCGTCATACGATTGGTTTCCTGATAGATGAAACGTATATGCTGTAATCTTTTTACCCATTCTATGTGCTGCGAATGCAACCGATAGACTATCCACACCACCAGAAAGTAAAACAGCAACCTCTTTGTCTAAGGTTTGTTGTTCAATTTGTTCAATTATTAATTTATCTATCATAACCACTTTTTTTTGTAATACTTATAAAATTTTTTGTCAGTAAATATTTCTACTATTTCAGATGCTGGCACTTGATCTGATTTAATACATTCTGCTAGCGACTCGTATTCGTATGTATCTACTTTACGAGTCATCTTTTGTTTATTTTCACCTACTGTGATAATAGTTCTATCTTTTTTACTTGTCATACTGTGTCGTCACCATAATAGCGATGTGGCATCTTTTTTTTATTTTCAATTTCTTCTAATTTTTGTAATTCTTTTTTCTTATTATGATTTATAATTAAAAAAGTTATAAAGAAACCTACAAAGGTTACTGTACAACCTAAAAAACCTAATAATAATCCGTGTTCTATGTCCATAAAATAAGAAGGGCGCCGAAGCGCCCCATCTAGCTTTTTAATTACGCATCAAGTGCAATTAAGTCTGATTTCTTTACAGAAACTTTGTGGTTGTTATATTTGAACGGTGTTCCATATAACGCTTTGATACCTGCAGCAACGATAGCTCTTGTAGGCATACCCATTCTGTAGTATTTCTTACCACTTACTCTGTTACCGTAGATCATGTAACCTTCGGCTCTTAAAGTGTCAATCATTGATCTTGGTGACTCTAATTCAAATTTACTTTGAATTGTAGTCCAAGCAACATTATCACCTTTTGATAAAAGGTTTAACACTTTTTGTTTTTTTGATAAAGCTTTTCTACCTCTAGTCTCAGCAGTTCTTTTAACTGTTTTAACTTTTACTAGTTCATCTTTAGCAAAAAGATTTGTTATTGTTTTAAACATAATATATTCTCCTTTTTATATTTGAGTTTAATATTACTATTTTACAACCTGCGAAGGCGATTCTTAGCGAATACATTTAAAGGTCCTCATCTGGTTCAAAAATTCCTGGACCGTCTTTTAATTCATCTTTAATTTCTTTACTTAAAGGTTTTGTTGATTTACCTTTATGAAATATGTCGTAGTTAATTCTAGCCGTTTGACTACCGTCTTTTAATACTTTTAACTCTACCATTCTCTGTGATAACACTTGCGATGGGTGTTTTAAATTAAAGTCTCTGTAAATTAATCCTCTCATTACATCAACCAATATAGCTAAATCTTTTGTAAAACTAGTTTGATTAGTTTTGATTGCCATATTATAAAAATCTTTTAATAGTTTCATACTTATTTCATCAACACTTGATTCAACAAATTCTTTTGTTTGTTGTTTATGCAACTCATCTAAAAACTTCTGATCTTTCTTTGGACCAGTAGTTGACTTTTCCATAATTCTATTTTGTGGAAAAGGGATAATATCTGCACCTTCTTTATCCCTTGTCAATGATTTCACCTTTGAAGTTTACTAAACCTTTATCGGCAAAGTATTCTATAAGTTGATTATAACCACCCACTAACTTATCGTCAATTTTTATTTGTGGCATTGTTCTAACTTGTTTACCTATATCTTCTACTAGTTTAACAGGATCAGAACCAAAGTCTTTTTCTAAAGACTTTTCTACATACTCAAGGCCAAGCGTCTTAACAAGGTGCTTCGCCTTGGTACAGAATTGACAGTTATTTTTACTGTATATTACTATCTTCATTTGATTTTTCCTCTAACTTTTCAAACGCAACTTTAGCTTTTGATTTTACATTGTAAGCATCAACAGCCTCTGCGATTGTGAAGTTGTACATCTTATTATATTCACCCATTGGTAATCTTAAACCAATCCATACTCTATAATAACCATTTTTAGTCATAGTTATATCTTTGGCAAATATCTCATAACCTCTAACAGGTGTGTTCTTAATTAAATTAACAATTGTTGATTCAACTTCTGACACAGTTGTCTTGTTATGATTTTTACCTAGTTCTGTAATGAATATTTTAGATGACTTATTCATTTCACCTTTTACTTTATCGGCAAGTTCTGATTTAGCAACCATCATACCTTTTTCAATCGCCAATTGTAAGTCAGGTGACACAGCCGTAGAAACACCAAAGATACACATTTTGTTTTTATCTTTGCCAAATCTAGGCGTATTACATGCCTTCTTCTTTGAGAAGTCATTAACATACCACTTTGGTACCTCGTTCAATACTTTAGACTTCTCGGTCTTAATCTTGTAGTTTGTACCAGAACAGTTGGCAACTAAAAGACCTAGGGCCATTATACCCATTATTTTCACATACTTGTTCATTATATTTTTACCTCACTTTTGATAGTATATACCAATTCTTGTAATTTGTCAAGTCCAGTAGCAATATAGTCTAAAAACTCAGCCCCTGACATACCTGTAACAATTACAACAACTAGTGAGATTATGATTAAATTCTTAATCATTTAACCTCCCATTCGCCATTTTTAGATAAACATACTTTTCCCGGCGTTTTAAAAGCATGTCCTTTTCTGTCATATTTACGACAGTATTTCGGTTGCACCATATCAGTATAGTAAAACTCTGCGAATATTTGCCAATACGTTGGCGCATCCACTCTACTTCTACCATCTGCACACTCCAAAATTTCTTCTTTTATAATTTGATTATCACTCTCTTTAATAATCACTTTTACATAACAGTATTGATTTGCTGCATCTTTTGGTTTAACCTCTGTAATTTTATTCCAGTAAACCTTGTCTCCGTCTTTCTCAACTTGTTCTATCTTATCTAATACTTCAATTACTTTTACATTACCTACTGGATATATCTCATTTGATAAATCACCATTTTCATTAGCAAATAAGTATGTTGTTATTAATATAAAAATTATTGAATAAAACATTAATTTCATATATTGTCTAGGATCAAACGGCATTATTTTCCTTTCCATTCTACCCATCGGCCATCGGGCATTTGACAAGTGATACCAAAGACTGTATTTCTATTTACGCCTCCGATACCTACAAGTGGCCATCTGTTTGTTATATCAACAGTTGCACTATAATCTTTACACTTAATAGGACCTTTAGTGTATGATCTTGTTGTATGTATGATACCACTATTACCAGTCTTTTGATTATACCAATTCGTATAACTACTTGTACTTGGTCCGTGGTTTAAATGATCTATGAACGCTGCGTTGTGTGTATCATAATCAGAATTATACATAATCTCTGCACCAGCGAATGCACCTACCACAGCGCAAGACGCAATCGCATATGGATTATCTATACCCATTGATACACAAGCGCCAGTTGTAGTAGTCGCACCTAGTGTGGCACCAACATTACTTCTAGTCGCTGTACAGTTAGTTAAAAATAAACTAACTAGTAAAATCCATATTATTTTGTCTAATCTCATTACAAATTTTCTCACTATTCACACTTTTAACAATATAATAGTCTTCGTTATTATCTACTACGAATCTATTGTAGTTTTGTTTCTGCCAGAAAGTGTGTGCTCTGGCAGTAACTGGTCTAAAATAATGTGTACCATCATTAGGACTAGTACACACAAAATCACCGTATGGCATTATTGACTAACCTTAAAGATTTTATTCCAAGGCCATTTTGTTTTAGCCTCTTCCCAACTTGCCTTTTGGAAATCTTTTGTTTTTTGCCATTCTGATTTACTCCAATCAGAAACTTTTGTTGGTAACTCTTTAACGTTCTGCACTACGTCTGCAGGTTTGATTGTTTTAGTTTCTTCTGACTTCGCTATCGCCATAGTCATTAAAGTAACCAAAGTAATTAACATCATTGTTCTCATACTATATTTTCCTCCCCATAGTTTTAAAGTCCTTTGCATCAACGATCATGTAAGGACCTTTGTTATACGCCACACTAATTGTTTTACCAGCGGGTATTTGTGTAGCATATTTCTTTTTAGTCGCCACGCCAGCAATATTATTACTCGTAGGCACTGATGGCCTACAAGATAAATTAGGAAAGTCAAAACCTTCAAACCTTGAGTTTATGACCCCACTATCAACATCAATATCAACCCCTAAAGATTTAATGTATTGATTGTGTTTCTTCTGTAACTTTTTTAGTTTCTGTCTTTTTGTCATTTTTTTCTAATGTCATATACTCAACTTCTTCTTGTTGTTTTTTCTCAGCGTATGTAACACCAAATATTCTTTTGTAAAAAGCGTCAATAGGTTTTGGAGCGGACCAGTCATCAATCAAATTTTGAAGTTGGTCGTTATTAATATTAATATTTGTAAAATACTTTGGTGACTTAATCATATCTTCTAATAATGATTTAAGGTATGTAACTCTGTGAGTAAATGTCTCTTTCTTTTTACTCTGGTCTTTTTTAGTAACTTCGTTAAATTCTTTAAATAGTAGTTCTTTTGTGTATATCATATAGTTGTCCTTTGTTTATTTGTTAGTAATGTATTAATAGTATCAGGATTTGATTTAATTGTCAACCCTTTAAAAATCGTTGTTTTTACTAGGTTTTGTACCGCTGAGCGACCGCTGAGCGAGGAAAACAAGGGTGACTCGATACTACATACCCCCCTATTTTTCAATATATTACAACTTATGGTTGTCATATACCCAATGCCTTTATTATTGATTCTTCACTCGTAGGTAATGGTTTACCGCTTTTTAACCAATCTACCATTTGTTCCATGTAAAATGCTTCGTCTTCTTTACCTTCTTCTTTAAGTAATTTGGCAGCAGTCTTAAAAAACTTATAGACTTGCATATCGCCATTTCTATCTAATTTCTTTTCTACTTTACCTGGTCTTTGATTGCTCATTCTTAAATATACTCCTGTCATTTATACCTGTACTCATTTCACCTAACTTATCGTCTCTACAAGCATAGATCAAAACCTTTTTACCACTATGATATAATTCTTTCCATTTGTTTATTGCTTCTCTATATGTCTTAACATAATGTCTATGCCAATCTGATCTGCCTTTATATTCATTGATTTTAAAATACTCAATCTTTTCAAGCACAAATTCTTCTCTGCTGTTTCTTAAAGCTTTAGGTCCCCAAGGCATTACTGTGTTGCACTCCCCCATAATATTAATAGTAACATACCTGGTACCACAATAGACATAGGCCAAAACTCTAATAGTTCTTTCCAACCCAACTTTTCAGCCTTCTTTTGTTTATTAATATCTCTCTTAACTTCTTTCATCAAGTTGTTAATAGGTTCACCTTTACAAAAACTAGGAAAACCAAGGTCTTCGCACATTTTTACTTGATTATAAACCTGTGACAATGTTTTTTTATTTACAGTAATAGTAACTGTCTTCACTTAACACTCCTTTTTAAATCGTCTCTGTTATTTACAAAAACTCTGATCAACCTTGACACATCAACAGACTCTTCTTTTAATGTCTTTGGATTAGTAAATATGACTCTACAGTTATTTACTTTCATTTGTTCATATTCTTTATCATCTACAACAACTGCGTCATCTGTATGTTTACGCCAATCGTGTGATGAATAATCTGATAATGCCATTACTTACCTCTTTGACTTTCTGCTTCTAAATTTAAAGAAACATCAATATCTGATTCTTCTTTCTCTGACAGACCAGTTACACCCATAGGTTCTTCTTGTTTAGATTCTACAACTTGAAGTTTCTCGTCTTCATCTGCATAAGTATCAATATGAATATCTTCCGCCTCTATTGCTTCTTCTAAAGTTTGATTGTAAATATCAGTATCGTATTTTACTTTACCAATAAATTTTGTATTTTCACAATCTGTATAGTTGGCGTCTACCACATATGTTTCAACACCCTCGTTGGTGTCTGTTATATCTTTACCAATCTTACTATGGTTTATACCACCATGATCTGTAAACTTGGTATCTGCCTCGTCTTTATCTTTTGCCAATACATCTTGTTCAACTTTAAGTGTATAGTATGTTGTCTTTCTATATAGGTTTTTACCTACATCATTTTTAAACGTATAAACGTCTGTTTCTACTTTACTCATTAGTGTCCTCCTTATTATTATCTTCACTACTCATTAATAAAACTACATAGTGAATTGCTTTAAGTAAATCTTTTCTATTCTTACCATTCTTTTTACCATATCTTGCAAGATACTTAATCGCATTGGCTTGACAGAAGTCTTTATCAATACCAAGGTGTCTTAACATATCTTGTACTTGGAAACCATCTTTGGTTGTACTATAATGTTCTGTGTATGTACCAGATATATAATCTGATATTTCTTTTATAATTTTTTCTTCGTTATATTTCATTAGTTACATTTCTCACCGTTATAAGAGTAAACTTTACTCTTTGTTAATTTAGGATTAAAATCTTTTCTTAAACTTGTTCTGTCATACTGCTGACCATA